CTCCCATGCCTGTTGCCGGTGGCAGGTCGCGGAGCCTTCTTTCCCGCGCTCGCATTCCAGCCAGTAAGCGGCACGCATGTCGTTGGCCAATGACTGCGCATTGTTGGCGGCAGTGATAAGCCCGATTCGGGACGGGGTGATTTTCATGTCGGCCTCCTATGCCGGGCGGTGGCAGGTGTCGCAGTGGACGCCTTCGTCGGGTTGATCGGGCAGGATCTGCATGGTGCCGGTGCAGCGCCATGCGCGGGGGCAGTCCTCGTCAGGCTCGGACCATGCGCCGCATTCCTCGCCGGGTTCCTCGCCCAGCGGATCGGGCAGGCCGTCCAGATGCCGGCGGATTGCCATGCTGTCGTGATCGGACCAGTGCATATCGGGTGTCTCCGGGGTGGAGCGGGCCGCGTGGACCCGCTGGGGGGTCAGGCGATGCGAAGCCCGAACGGAACGGAGCCGTTTGCGATGCTCTGCCAGTGCGCTCGAACACTCGACGCGGCTTCGTCTTTCGAGGCGAGGTGTTCTTTCGCCTTCTCCTGAACCCGCCGCCACGTATCTTCCGGGACTGTGGTGAAGCTGTCGGCGTATTGCGGGAACAGGAGGTTATCCATGTTCTGGATGCGAGCGCCGGTCTCGCCGATCATCGAGCTGTTCCAGCCCCTGATGAACTCCCACGTAACGGCGCTGCCTTGAAAGCCGGTGATGCCGCCTTGCGGAGATTTCTCCACCGCCCAAGCCGCCGCGACCGCTGCCGCCGCAATAGCGTGGCAGATCGTGCCGTAATCGTGGTCGTAGTCTTCGGTCAGCTCGCGAAGGAAGTCAGGAAGGGTGTCGAGCGTGATCGACTTGGCTCGCTCCATCCATTCCTTGTGAGTTCCGTCCTCTTCCCTGATCGGCTTACGCGTCATCGTCCTCTCCATCATCTGCCCTTCGGGGCGGGGGCCGCGTTGTGCGGTGATGGGGAGAGGCTATGACCAAAACGGTCACAAGTCAACACGAGAAATGACCATGTCGGTCACATCTAAAAAATGTGTGGCGAGACGCCGCCTAGCTTCATATGCTGGCGGTCACGATTTGTTCTAGAATGCGAGTAGGTTGGGGATGGCCTATTGGGCGTGGAACCCGAGGCTGTGGTGCCTCGCCAGAAGGGCGCGGCGCACTGGGGAAAGCCTGGATCAGCTCTTCTTTTCGACCGACCGCATCTTTTCGGCGAGGTCCAGCGGAAGCCTGTCCCAGCGGCCCAGTATCAAGAAGTCCAGCGTGACGCCGAACCGCTCGACCAGCAAGGCCGCAACGACATCGGATATGGCACGCTTGCCGCCCTCGAAGCGCGACCAGTAGGTCCGTTCGATGCCGAGGTAGTCGGCAATTTCCGAAGGCTTCATGCCGAGAGCTTCCCGCAGCAGGTAGAGGCGATGCCCGATCTTCTCGGGCCGCATCTCTGACGCCGTGCTTTCGGCGAGGAAGGATTCGGGCTTCGACATGGTGGCCGAAATCTCGCCCATGACCATTTCGGTCGCAATAACCATCTCGGCACTATTGACCTGTGACCGATTTGGTCATAGTGTGCGGTGCTATGAACAGCCCCGTCACACAGCTTCTCGGACTCTGGCCCGACCGCAAGGCGGTCCACGAGGACGCACGCGCCGCTGATCCCGACCTTGATCTGATCGCGGTCCACCGCTGGCACAGCCGCCAGAGCGTCCCGGCGAAATACTGGCAAGCCCTCATCGACGGCGGCAAGGCGCGGGGCCTCAAGGTCAGCGCCGAGCGGTTTGTGAATGCACATGCGGTCACGTCGTCTCCTTCGTCCACCGCCCCCCGCTCGGAGGCGTCGTGATGCCGAAGGTTCGCCTGTCTGCCTCTGCGGGTCTTGTCGCCCGCGCCTACCCCAAATGGGGGACGATGCTGCGCGCGCAAGGCCCTGACACAAAATCGAACATCGGAACCCGTCTGCCTCTCACCCTCCCTGTGCAGGCGGCAAACTCCCTCCGGCTGGCCGGGCTGGCCGGAGGGGCCTTTCTCGGGAGGGGCGCATGAACCCTCGCACCCAGGCAATCGCCTACCGCATCTGGTGCCACGCAGATCCGCGCGGATGGGACGTGTCCATCCCCGAACTGGCCGAGGCACTGGAAGTGCGCAAAGGCGTAATCATCGGCGTCTGCCAGCATAAGGGCTGGCTCGACCGGCTACGGGTGGCGAGGCAGGACAGAAGTGGCGATGGGCGGTGGAGCGAGGCTCCGCTGCATGTCAGGCGAGATGCCGCCCTCGAAGACATGGGGAGGTTGTGATGCACGACCTGCTTATCGCCCGCATCACCGCCCTTGTCGCAGGAGGCGCATACAGCGCCGCCCGCAAGGCGCACCGTCCAGCCGCTGCCCTGCGCCGCAAGTGGATCCGCGCAAAGGCCACCGTCGCAGCGATGGAGGGCAGGACGTGAAGTATCTTGTCCGCCTTCCGTGGCCCGACAAGAGGCTGTCGTCCAACGCTCGCGGGCACTGGACCAAGCGCCGCGCCGCAACCGCGAAGGCCCGTTCGGATGCGTTCTTCCTCGCCAAGCAGCAGGGCGTCACCCTGATGCCGGGGGCAATCCTGGAATTCAGCTACTTCCCGCCCGACCGCAGGCGGCGCGACGTGCAGAACATGCCCGCCACGCTGAAAGCCTACATCGACGGCATCGCCGACGCCATGGGCTGCGATGACCACGGGTTCCGGCCCCGTTTCCCGGACGAGTTTTCGCAGCCGGTCAAGGGCGGCGCGGTGCTGGTGCAGATCAGTAACGACACAACAGAAGGCTGGCGCTCGGTCGGAGAAATAGCCGCCTCGATGCAGGAGGCGCAGGGCCATGAGCGGCTGGATCAGCAGCTACCGGAAGATATGGGAGCATCCGATTTTCGCGGGCAACGCGCAGAGGGTCGGGGTGTGGCACTGGATGCTGCACACGGCGGCGTGGAAGCCGACCCCGTTCAAGATCAACGGGAAGATCACGATGCTTGAGCGGGGCCAGCTCTGCGCGTCTCAGCGCCAGATCTGCGAGGCCACCGGCATGCCTCACCGCCAGTTGCGGACGTTTCTGGCCGAACTGGAATCGACACATGCGGTGACACAGGACGTGACACAGGGCCGGACCATCATAACCATCTGTAATTATTCACAATATCAGGACGAGAAAGAGGCGAGCGACACAGCGCCGACACAGCGAGCGACACAGCAGCGACACAGTAAAGAACAAGGGAATAATATTCCGACTACGTCGGACGCCGCTGACGCGCCGCCGCTGGACCCGAAAAAGGTCGCGTTCGACAGCGGCATTTCCCTGCTGGTTCAGGCGGGAAAATCCAAAGCCGCCGCCCGGACGATGATCGGCCGGTGGGTCAAGGACCACGACGCACCCGCAGTGGTGGACGCAATCGGCAGGGCAGTGCGCGAAGGCGCTGCGGACCCGATCCCGTTCATCGAAGGCTGCTTCCGGTTCTCGCGGCTCAAGGCGGGTCCGGCTTCCGGCGACAGGCGGGAAACCCGTGACGGGCGGTTCCAGGAATTCGTCGGCGGCGAATGGGTGGAGGTTCACGAATGAGAGGGCTTCATGGCGACAACTTCCGAAATCTTGGCCGCATCCGGGATCACCGTCCGGCGGATGCACGGGACGCAGCGGACGACCTGCCCCGAGTGTTCGAGTGGGCGGACGAAGAAAAACGACTTGTGCCTGTCCGTGACGTTCAAGCCGGACGGTCCGGTGTGGACCTGCTGGCATTGTGGCTGGTCGGGCGGGGGGTTCACTGATGGACGTGATGAAGTGGCTCCGGGACGTTCGGAAGCTGGAAAGCGCCGTGCTTTCGGCGGGCAATGTTCGGGCGGTCGTTCATGGGGATCTCGGACCCGCGATTGCCTTCGGGTATCACCGCAACGGGCAGCACTACGCTGACAAGTTCCGGGGGGCCGGCAAGACCTTCCGCAGCACGTCGGGCGTGTCCCGTGGCCTCTACTGCGAAGATCTGCTGCGGGCGTTTCCCAGCCTTCCGGTGGTCATCACCGAGGGCGAAATCGACTGTCTGAGCGTGATCCAGGCGGGCTTCGACCGGGCGGTTTCCGTCCCCGATGGGTGGACGGCAGAGGGCAACAAGACCGAGGCCCTGCTGGCGGTGGAGGACGATCTTCGCAAGTCGCCGTTCGTCATCGTGGCGGGCGACAGCGACGAGGCCGGAGAAAGCCTGCCCCGCGCCGTGGCGACCATCCTCAAGGGCCATGACGTTCGGGTGGCAACGTGGCCCGAGGGCTGCAAGGATGCCAACGACGTGCTGGTGAAGTTCGGGGAGGGTGCGCTTGCGTCCTGCCTCAACGAGGCCCGCCGGATCGACCCGCCGGGCGGCAGCATCACGGCCATCAGCGACCTGCCGCCCCTGTCGGACCGGCGCGTTCTGCGCATCGGGCAAAGCCCCTTCGATTGGGCCGTCGCGTTCGAGTTGGGGGCCATGTCCGTCTGGACCGGCATCCCCGGTAGCGGCAAGTCCACGTTCCTGACGTGGGCGGCAGAGCGGGTCAGCGTGAACGAGCGGATCCGCGTTGGCGTGATGGCGTTCGAGACCCACGCCCACGACTTCCGGGACCAGCTGGCGCTGATGCGGACAGGCAGCGACTTCCGGTCCATGCCGGAGGCGACCCGCCGGGATTTCCTCGCGTCGGTCGATGAGCGGTATCGGCTGGTTCATGTCACGCTGGACGACACGACGCAGCATCTGGCCTGGCTCGAAAGCATGGTCTACGCGCTGGCCGTCCGGGACCGCTGCAAGCTGATCATCATCGACCCGTGGAACGAGTTGGAGCATCTGCCCAACCCCGGCGAAAGCATGACGCAATACATCAACTTCGCCACGAAGTTCATCCGGCAGATGGCCGAGCGTCTGGAAGTGCATATCGCTCTGGTGGCGCACCCGAAGAAGATGAGCACGGAAGGGCGGATCAAGGCCCCGACCGGCTACGACGTGGCCGACAGTGCGGCGTTCTACAACAAGCCCAGCCTCGGCGTGACGGTTCATCAGGAAGAGGACGAGGACGGCGAGCCGTATGTCTCGCTGAACGTCTGGAAGGTCCGCAAGACGCGGCTCTACGGCTTCGGCAAGGGCAAGGTGAAGGCCGACTTCGACGCCGCCACGATGACTTACCACAAGCGCAAATCTCAGTCCGTCCCGGCCTGAGCGAAAAGGGAGATACCCGATGGAAAGAATGGACGTTTGCACCCCCCGCAAGGGCAACGACGGCAAGACCCGCTGGCTCAAGATCGGCGCGGCGTTTCCCGCGAAGTCCGGCAATGGGTGGAACATCGTTTTCGACGCTCTGCCGCTTCCCGACGCCGAGGGCCGTTGCAGCGTGTCGCTGTTCGAGCCGAAGCCGCGCGATGAGCAGCCTCGCCAGCAGTCGAACGGCTACGGTCGGAACGATGCCCCGAGCCGCGACATCAACGACGAAATCCCGTTTTGACGGCCGGCGCGGGACGGAACCCCGCGCCAGCCAAGCCACAGGCTGAAAGGAGCCTACGACGATGAAACACGTAACCGAACCGAAGCGGCAAGTCACGCCGGAAGCGGCAGACCTCGCGGCATACTTCCGGCGGCACCGCGCCACCCAGATCCGCAAATACAAGGCGGCAACCCTGTGGGTGCAGCGGTGGACGGCCCGCGACCACGCCCTGCATTTCGGGCGGCTGGTCCGCAAGCTGGAGGGTCGGGCATGAACATCCGCGCAGACCTGAAACTGATCGAAGCCGTTTCAGCCGAACTGACTGACATGCTCGGCGAGGAATTCGACGCGGAAACCTTCTGGGACAGTCTCGACGGGGAAACCGACGTGCTGGACGTGGCGGACCATGTGCTTGCCAGCATGTTCGGAGACGAGGCGCTGGCGGAGGCCATCAAGGCGCAGGAAGCTGCGATGAAGGCGCGGCGGGACCGCATCGAAGCGCGGGCCAAGGCGAAGCGCCGGACCCTGCTGATGATCCTCGACGCCACCGGCCAGAAGAAGATGGAGCGCCCGCTTGCCACCGTCTCCCGGCGGTCTGGCAGCCTGTCGGTGAGCATCACGGACGAGGCGTCTATCCCGACGCAGCTGACAACGACGAAGACCATCACGTCCCCCGACAAGGCGGCGATCAAGAAGCAGATCGAAGCGGGCGAGACGGTGCCCGGTGCCGAACTGGTGCGGGGCGAGGATGGCGTGACGGTGAGGAGAGACTGATGGACCTGCAAGCACTCTCTGCGGAATTTGACCGCGCTTCCGTTCACTGGCGGGCGCAGACCGTCACCAAGGCGGGCGACAAGGCGCTCGCTTTGGCCTACCTGGACGCCCGCGACGTGATGGACCGGCTGGACGATGTGTGCGGCCCCGAGAATTGGCAGACGGAGTTTTCCGAGACTGCCAAGGGCCGGGTTCTCTGCCGCCTTGGCATCCGGGTCGATGGTGAGTGGATCTGGAAGTCTGACGGCGCTGGCAACACCGACGTTGAGGGCGAGAAGGGCGGCATTTCCGACGCGCTGAAACGCGCCGCCGTGTCGTGGGGCATCGGTCGGTATCTCTACCGCCTGCCGAACGTCTGGTGCCCGTGCGAGACTTACAACGGCAAGTGGTCGAAGTGGACGGATGATCCGTGGAACCACGTTCGTGGGCAGCAGAAGGCCCCGCCGCGCAAGCCAGCCGACAAGGCCAAGCGCCCCATGTCGGATGCTGAAAAGCGCGATTGGATCAAGGACAAGATCGCGGAGGCATCAACCCTGGATGATTTCGTCGCCCTGTGGGAGAGCGAGAAAATTCAGGCGGCGGTGGATCGGCTTCCCATGCCGATGCAGAACGAACTTCGCCACGCGGCGACCATCCGGGCGGGCAACCTCGGCCAGGCTCCTGCGGAGGCTGCGGAATGACCTTCTTCGTGACAAGCGACGGTCGGACACTTCGCCCGTCCAACAAGGCGGCGGCTATCGAGGTCGAGAAGCTGGCGCGGGGCGTCCCGCTCAAGGTGGATCCGAAGCAGCCGCGCAACGGCAAATTTCACCGCATGGCCTTCGCCCTGTTCACCTACGTGGCGGATGCTCTGAACGACGGCCCGACAGCAACGGATTGGGATGCGGAGCGCGTCCTGACCCACGTCAAGCTGGCGACGGGGCACGTCGAGACGCTGAAACTGTCCCGCCGGGACCGCGAACGGCTGGGGGTGGAGTATGCGGCCCTGCCGAAGTCCATCAGCTTCGCGGCGATGGACGAGCAGGCTTTCGGAGCCTTCATGGACGCCGCCATGCGCTACATCCGCGACGATCTCTGCCGGTGGATCGAGGACAGCGAACACTGGCCCGAGATACAGGCGATCCTCGCGGCTTCGCACATGATGGAGGCGGCATGACCTACATCGAAACAGGCCGCGCCCCCTACCAGAAGGGCAACCGCCCCGGCAAGTCGAAGCCTATCCGCAATGCCTCGCGGGGCATGTCCTGCACCCTCGCCCTGCCGGGAATTTGCACCCACGACCCGGAAACCGTGGTCGGCGCTCACCTTCGCGTCCTGTCCCTCGCAGGCATGGGGCAGAAGCCGGACGACCTGTTCATCGTGGACGCCTGCCACGCCTGCCACTCGGCGCAGGAATCGCGGGCTGCATCGGTCGGCTGGGAGGAGCTGTTCCGGGCGCTCGTCACGACGCAGCAGCGCCGTCGAGCCGCCGGTCTTGTCCACCTGGAGGGCGAAGAATGACCGACCACACCGAAACCGTATTCGCCGCCATGAAGCCCGGCCGGGAATACACCGCCGCCGACATGGTGAACCGCACGAAGCTGACGGCGGGCGAGGTCCGCAGCGCGCTCTATCGCCTGACCACGGCCAACCGCGTCGTCTCCGACCGCATCGGCACCGGGCAGACCAGCGCACAGGCATACCGGAGGCTTGCATGAGCAAACTCAAGGTTCTCGATCTGTTCAGCGGCATCGGCGGTTTCAGCCTCGGGCTGGAACGGACGGGCGGTTTCGAGACGGTCGCATTCTGCGAGATAGACCCCGACCGGCGCAACGATCTGGCAACCGCATGGCCGGGCGTTCCGATCTTCGAGGACGTGAGGGCGCTGTCGGCAAATGACCTGCCGCCTTGCATCGACGTGATAACCGGCGGGTTTCCCTGCCAAGACATTTCAGCAGCCGGGAAGAAGGCGGGAATTCATGGTGAACGAACCGGGCTATTCTCCGAGATCATCAGGCTGGCTGGCGAAATTCGACCCGGCTTCATCATCCTGGAAAACTCCGCAGATCTGCTTACTGGCGATGGAGGGGGATGGGCTGGCCACGTATTCGGGCAGCTGGCCGCGCTCGGGTATGATGCGGAGTGGCATGTTATTCCCGCAGCCGGACTTGGTGCCCCGCACGAACGCGAGCGCGTCTGGATCATTGCTTCCGACGCCGGTCGCCAGATCAGGCGGGAAGGGATCGAGCTATTTCTTGGACGGCGGCACACATGCTCGGCAGAAGCTGCGGCGGTTGTTGCCCACGATTACCGTCAACGGGAACTACAATCGGGTTGGCGCTTCCGCGACCAGCGGGGACGGCTTGTATACGACCCTGAACAGGCTTGGCCTGAAACCTGGCACGAAGTCCTGCACCGCCTTCGCGGCATGGATGATGGGCTATCCGATGGGATGGCCACGCAGACCGCAAGGCGTTTTGGAAACGCCGTCGTCCCGCAAATCCCCGAACTGATCGGCAACGCAATTCTGGAGGCGCTCGCATGATCCTCGCCCCCCGCACCATCGCCGAGATAACCCGCGCCACCGAAAGCGCACTGGCCGACGAAGCCGTCGTGCTGCGCCTTGCCGCCGCCCGCGCCCGTGCGCTGTCGCCGCTCACCCTCGCTCACGCACAGCGCCACCTCGGGGGCGAACAGAACCACAGCCGTGGCAGCGAAGCCGTCGCCCGGCTGTGCGACAAGGGCCTGCTGGCCGGCAAGGCGTCACCGTGGACCAGCCAGGACCGCGCCCTGACCTACGAACTGACCGCCGCCGGTCGACGCGCTGCCGGGGTCGCCCAGCCGTGGGAGGCAGCATGACCTGCCCCCGCTGCACGGTCTCCCTGCGCCCCGGCCACACTGGCGGGCTGTCCTGCCCTCGCTGCCGCAGCTGGTGGCCCGCCGGATGGTTCGCCCGCACCGACACGATGAAGCAGATGGAGTTGTTTGGATGAGTGACCACAGGCTTCGGCACGGGCGCATATCCTTGGACGAGGCAAACGCCTTTGTCGCGGATATTCACCGCCACCATCCCCCTGTTGTCGGGCACCTGTTCAGCATCGGCGCATTCGCAGGCGGGCGGCTGGTCGGCGTCGTGATTGTCGGTCGGCCTGTCGCCAGAATGCGTGACGACGGCCTGACCGCCGAGGTGACGCGGCTCTGCACGGACGGCACTCGCAACGCATGTTCCTTCCTCTACGGCAGAGCATCCCGAGCGGCGTTCGCCTTGGGGTTCACGAGGATTGGAACCTACACCCTGCCCGAGGAAGGCGGGGCGTCTCTACGGGCGAGCGGGTGGACCCTGATAGGCGAGAGGGGCGGTGGCGAATGGTCGTCGCCCAGCAGACCGCGGAAGTCGATGAAGAGCCCTACCACGGTCAAGCTTCTCTGGGAGACCACCGCATGAACCGCCGCGCAGAGCAGCAGCGCCAGACAGCCGCGCTCCCGACCGCCGAGGTAATGCCTGACGGGCGGATCCACCTGGTGACGGGCGCATGGTCCGACACGATGGACCGCCGCCGGGCGACCAACTGGGAGGTCTGGTATCGCAACATGGCGCGGGACTACGAGCGCGGCAGCTACCTCGCCGTGGCCGAGGCGCTGAAAGCGGCGCTGACGAAAAACGCGCCACAGGGCGGCAACTCGCCCGAGGGCACCACGGACACCGGCAAACACGACTTGGCCCCTCATCGCCCCGCCACGGGCCTGCCAGAGGGTATCGCAACAGCAACGGAGGAATTCGAGTGATGCGCGAATGGACGCTGTGGGAGTTCCTGATGGAGTTCTACACCGAAGATGAGGCGCGGCAGTTCCTGACTTCGCCCCAGCCGTTTCTGGACGGAATGACGGCTGCTGAAGCAATGGCGCGGGGCGGGGAAACCGCCGACGCCGTGTGGTCATATCTCGAAGGCATGGACGGGCAGATAGCGACCTGAAACCCCCTGACCAGCGGGGCAACGCTGGCGGTGCGCGGGCAGAGCCGGGGACCGGGTATCCCCTATCGCCCGAGGCGGGACACGAAGGGTGAACTCTCCACCCGGAGACCCGCCAAACCACAACAGAGGGGCAGGACATGACTTGGTATCTGGGCATCACGACCACAAGGAAGATCGCACCGTTCCCCGGCGCCGAAAAGGAGCGCGGCGAGTTCGCCGTCGTTCGCCAACTGCAAGCCATGGGGATCGAGGCTCACGCCCCGGTGCGCATCACGTTCCTGCGCAAGGGCAAGCGCCGATATGCAGAGCCGGAGACGGAAGTCCTGCTGCCCAACTATGTCTTCGCGGATATCCCCGATGATCTGTATCACGCCGCGATCCGCGCCCGTGGCCTCGCGCCCACGCTCATGGCGATCAGCCGCGCCGACATGACCGGCGTTCGCAAGGACAAGGACCAGAACGAGGTTCAGACCGGCAAGGGCCTGTCCGAGTTCATCACTCGCGCCAACGCCAAGGCGGAGGAAGCTCGCCGCATCATCGACCGCAACGACCGCGCCGCCATGTGCCAGTTCGACCCCGGCGATATGTTGGAAATCCTCTCCGGCCCCTTCATGAACCAGGTGGTGCGTTTTACCCGCATGGTCAGCGCCGCGCACGAAATGCACCCGATGGTCGGCTTCGAGGGCGAATTGTTCGGACGCGCCGTGCCCGGCGTGATCGACCCGCTTGATGTTCGCAAGGCCGTGTAACACCAGATATTGCGTTGCAACCCATACCCTGTATACTGCGCCCAACAGCCGAGCCAAGGTCTGCACCAGCCCGGCGGCGGTCAGACGGCGCACCCGGCGGCTAACACGGGGTAAACCGCGCAGAGGGCAAGACCCTGCGCGGTGCGACTGCATTTTCAGACAGCGAGGCATGACCCGATGGGCACAGCCACCTTCGACATATGCCGGTACGGCTCCAACGGCAGCGACTCGTCTGTTCCGTCCGGTCGCTTGACCACCAGCGGCGCTCACACCACCAGCACCAGCGCCACCAACCTGACCAACGGCGCGGCAGGTGGCGGCACGGCCATCAGCGCCGTGGAGGGCGACGTGCTGCATATCCAGGGTGACGAGGCAATGCGCCTTGCATTCGGCGGCACGGCAGCAACCGCAACGCTGGGGCATGTCATCTTCGCGGGGGAAACGCGGTACATCGAAATTCCCGCGTCCGGCACCATCAGCATCATCGACGTGGCGTGACCATGTTCACCGGACAGCACGACCCCAACGGCAAGGCATTCGTCACCCTGACCAGTGGAGGCGTGAAGCCGGAGGGCCAGACGTTCCCCGCGCTCTACGCCACGCAGCAAGAGGCCGAAGCCGCATACACGCGCCAGCTGAGCCAGTTCATGGCGGACAGGAACATCGTCTACGTTCGCGCCGCGCCGCGTGTCGAGAAGATCAGCGACCAGTTCACCGTCTGGTCCAGACTGTCGGTGGCGTAATGGCTGGAGGTAGACCGACAGACTACAGGGAGGCATACGCAGAGGGCGCGAAGAAGCTGGCGCGACTTGGCGCGACCGACGCGGAAGTCGCAGACTTCTTCAACGTTTCCGTCGCAACGATTTACCGCTGGAAGAATGTTCACGCCGAGTTTTGCGAGGCCCTAAAGGTCGGCAAGGAGGAAGCGGACGCCCGCGTTGAGCGTGCCCTGTACCACCGCGCCATCGGATACGAGCAGGAAGAGGTCAAGATATTCATGCCCGCTGGGGCGGCTGAGCCTGTCTATGCGCCCTACACCGCGAAGATTGCGCCTGACACAACAGCGGCGATCTTCTGGTTGAAGAACCGCCGGCCAGACGAATGGCGCGACAAGCGTGACGTGGAGCATTCCGGGGGCCTGAACATCAACGTCGTGGACACCTTTGCAGATCCCGAATGACTGGCAGGCGCGTCCGCATCAGCGGGCGCTCTACAACAGTTTCGGGCACGGGAAGAAGTTTCAGCGCGGGGCTGCGGTGTGGCATCGCCGGGCAGGCAAGGACAGTTGCGCACTCAACCTGACGGCGCGGGACATGTTCAAGCGAACGGGGACGTACTGGCACCTGTTCCCCGAGCAGACGCAGGCCCGCCGGGCAATCTGGAACGGCATCGACCGCGACAGCCGGCGCATCATCGACCAGTTCCTGCCGCCGGAGGTCCGCAAGCGGAAGTCGGACCAGGAAATGTTGATCGAGACCGTCAATGGCTCGATATGGCAGATGGCGGGGTCGGACAACTACGACAGCCTTGTTGGCTCCAACCCGGTGGGCGTCGTGTTTTCGGAATGGTCGCTCGCGAACCCGGAGGCGTGGGAGTACATTCGGCCGATCCTGGTCGAGAACGGTGGCTGGGCGCTGTTCATCTACACGCCGCGCGGCCGGAACCACGGCTATTCCACGTATCTCCGGGCGCTGGATGATGACGGTTGGTTCTGTCAGAGCCTGTCGGTGGAGGACACGGGGCTTGTCACGCAGGCGCAGATCGACGACGAGCGCCGCGCCGGCATGTCGGACGGGAAGATCCGGCAGGAGTTCTTCTGCAGCTTCGAGGCAGAGAGCGACGACCAGCTGATCGCTTACGATCTGGTTGCTGATGCACAGGCGCGGGACGTGCGCCCCGAGGTCTTCGACGAGAAGGTCATCGGCGTGGACGTGGCGCGGTTCGGTGACGACAAGTCGGTGATCTACTTCCGTCATGGCCGCGACGGTGCGCCGTTGAAGTACGAGCGGCACAGCGGAATAGACACGATGATGCTGGCCGCGAAGGTGGCGGCGTGGATCGACCGCTGGAATCCCGACGCGGTGTTCGTGGACGACGGGGGCGTCGGCGGCGGGGTTGTGGACCGGCTGCGGCAGCTGGGCTTCCGGGTGACGGGGGTCAACTTCGGCGGCCGCTCCGACAGTCAGCGCAGCGGCGAGCGGGCGGCGAACAAGCGCAGCGAGATGTGGCTGAACGCGCGATCCTGGCTGGCGACGGGTTCGCTTCCGAAGGACGACCTTCTGGCGGCGGAATTGACCGGCCCTATGTACCGATACGACGCGAACAACGCGATTGTCCTCGAAAAGAAGGAGGACATGAAGAAGCGCGGGATTCCGTCGCCTGACGTGGCCGACGCCTTCGCCCTGACGTTCGCCTATCCGGTGCAGGGCAAGGCTGATGACACCTGGCACGACGAGCCGGACCACTCACGCGACGACGCGACGGGGTACTGATGGAAGAGCAACAGCCCGAACAGCCTGCACTGTCGCCGGAGGAATTCGTCGCCAGCGTCACCGGCAGCGACAACATCGCCGCCATGATGGACGACGGCCAGCTGAACGCCATCGCGCATGACGTGGCGCAGGACCACGAGACCGATTCCGACAGCATGAAGGACTGGCTGGACCGGATGAAGAAGGGCATCGACCTCGCCAAGCTGGTGAAGGAAGACAAGTCCTATCCGTTCAAGAACGCCTCGAACATCAAGTATCCGCTGATCACGTCGGCAGCGATGCAGTTCAACGCCCGCGCGTACCCGGCCATCGTGGCCCCTGACCGCGTGGTGAAGTGCAAGACGTGGGGGGCCGACCCGCAGGGGCTGAAAGCGGCCCGCGCCGACAGGGTGTCGGAATACACGTCCTACCAGCTGTCCTCCGAAATCGAGGAATGGGAGGAAGAGACCGACAAGCTTCTGCTGCAACTGCCTATCGTCGGCACGATGGTTCGGAAGGTCTGGTTCGATCCGGTGCATGGCCGCGCCCGGTGCAAGCTGATCGAGCCGGGCAACTTCATCGTGAACGACAAGGTGAAGGTGCTGAACGAAGCGCCGCGCTGCGGGGAAATCCTGCCGCTCTATCCGTACGAAATCCGCGAGCGGGTGGAGGCGGGCCTGTTCCTGGATATCGACCTGGAGGACACGGACGACGACGCGCAGAAATTGCAGGAGTTCGTGGAGCAGCATACGCGGCTGGATCTGGACGAAGACGGATATCCCGAGCCGTACATCGTCACGTTCCACTGCAAGACGCGGAAGATCGTGCGTATCGTGGCCGATTTCGAGCCGGAGGACGTGAAGTACAAGACCCGGCAGAAAATGCAGATGGTCCCGGTGCAGGACCAGTGGGGCGGCATCATGGATGTGCCGCAGCCTGTCGAAGTGAAGACGGGCGTTCTGGCGATCCGGCGCAATCACTACTTCGTCGCGTACCAGTTCATTCCGGGGCTTGAGGGCGGCTTCTGGGGTACGGGTCTGGGGATGCTGCTGGCCGACATTTCGGCGTCGGTGAACAGCATCCTGAACATGCTGATCGACGCGGGGCACATGGCATCGCGGGGCGGCGGGTTCATCGGGTCGGAGCTGCGGCTGAAAGGCGGGCGGCAGCAGTTCGAACCGGGTGAGTGGAAGATGCTTCCGGCCTCGGGCGCGGACATTCGCAGCGCCATCGCGCCGATGACGTTCCCCGGCCCGGACGGCACGCTGTTCCAGATGCTGGGGATGCTGATCGACGCCGGCCGCGAGATTGCCAGCGTGCAGGACGTGATGACCGGGGACGCGGGCGGACGGCAGCAGACGGCCACGACGACCATTGCCCTGATCGAGCAGGGGCTGGCGGTGTTCACGGCGGTCTACAAGCGGATCTTCCGCGCCATGAAGCACGAGTTCAAGCTTCTGGCGCAGATCAACGCGGTGACGGTGAACGCGGAGAAGTACAACGCCTTCCACGACGGGCAGGAGATGTACGACCCGGCGCAGGACTACGCGCTGGCGGACATGGATATCTGCCCTGTCGCCGACCCGCAGATGGTCACGAAGATGCAGGCCATGGCGGTCGCGCAGTTCCTGATGGAGTTGGCGCAGGCGGGACTGGTCGATGCCGGCGAGGCGGCGAAGCGTATTCTGGAAGCCGCGAACGTGGACGACACGGAGGCCCTGATGCCGAAGCCGAACCCGGCGCAGCAGGCCATGGAGCAGATGGGGATGCAGGCGGCGCAAGCCGACCTGTCCATGAAGCTGGTCGATATCGACCTGAAACTGATGGAAATCGAGAAAACGAAGGCCGAGGTGGTGAAGATCTACGGCGAGGCGGGGGCGGAAGCCGCTCGCGTCCGGCTGGAAGCCATCGGCAAGGCGCTGGAGGCGACAAAACTTGAGATTGAGCGAGCTGTCTCGGGAAGACGTGGAAGCGTGGCTGGAGCATCCGGTGACGCAGGCAATGCGGGACGCGCAGGAGCGCCTGTTCCGGGTGCAGAAGCGTCTGGCGTTGCAGGCCTACTGGTCGGGCAACCCGTGGCCCCCGGAGCGCCTGCGGGCGTTGCGCCGAATGGAGGAATGGGTGGGGGATACGTTTGACCCCGACCTCGAAACGATGATCGAAACGATGGAGCAACTGGATGTTTTCGAGCGGGATAATCCCCTGTGAGTTCAACGTCGTGGTCCTGCCGGACCCGGTGGAGGAAAAGACGAAGGGCGGGCTGATCCTGTCCGATGAAACGCGGGAGCGGAACAAGCATTCGGCCACGAAGGCAACGCTGGTGGCCCTGTCGCCGATGGCCTTCGATGAAAGCATATGGCCGGTGGGTGTGGCGAAGCCGGAGCCGGGAGCGCGGGTGCTGATCGCCAAGCACGCGGGCACGTTCTGCGATGGAGCGGACGGCCAGGAATACCGGATCGTGAAGGACAAGGATGTTGTGGCGCTGATCGAGGACGAGGCATGAACGACGATATCGAGCAGGAACTGGAAGACGATCTGGAAGAAGGCCAGGTCGAGGAAGAACAGGCCGAGGAAGAAGGCGAGCCGGTAGTCCAGGTGGACCCGGCGGCAGAGGAAGAAGCCCGGAAGTACGGCTGGCGTCCCCTGTCCGAGTTTCGCGGAAACAAGGACGGATGGGTTGACGCTGCGCGGTTTCTGGAGCTTCCCAGCACGCAGAACAAGCAACTTCGGGACGAACTGAAGTCGACCCGAGAGACGTTCGCAGAGCGGCTTGACCGGCTCGACAACGCCAACAAGGCCGCGATGCGGCGGGCGATGGAGAACCAGAAGGCCGAATACGAGCGCGAAATGGAGGCGCTGCGGACGCGCCAGCGCGAAGCGGTCGAGAGCGGCGACGTCGAGACGTGGGACCGGCTCGAACAGCAGCGCAACCGAATGCAGCCGCCGACGCAGCAGCCGGACGGCCCGCCGCCCGAGGTCGAGCAGTACGCGCAATCGGAGGCCGGCAAGTGGGTCAACGACCCGGTGCTGAAACGCATCGGAGCCGAGGCGATCCAGTCCGGCGGGATGGTCGGTCGCCCCGTTTCGGAGCAGCTGGCCTATGCCGAAAAGCACGTGCGCCAGTATTTCCCGCACATGTTCCAGCAGCAGGCCGAACAGCCGAAGCAGCCGCGCAACCGCGTGGACGGTGGCGGGCTTGGCGGGGCGCAGCGGGGCAAGGGCGTGAACAGCCTGCCGGCCGAGGCGAGGGCCGCCGGGAAGGAGTTTGTCGAGGCGGGGATCTACAAGAGCCTCGACGACTACGCGAAGGATTACTGGTCGCAGGAGGCCGCAGAATGAACGATTTCGAGCAGCCCGAAGCACCGAAGCGCGGTCGCCCTGCGAAAGTGCAGGCGGAGCGCCGTCGCCGCAACTCCGACAGCCTCGGGGGGCGTCGTCGCCGCCTGATGGTGGACGAAACCAAACTGGACCGCGAGAATTACGTCTATCGCTTCGCGAACGACGACGAGCGGGGCCGCATTCACCAGCTGACGGTGCAGGACGATTGGGAAGTCGTGACCGACCGGGAAGCGGCCATCAAGCAGGATACGGCAGGGGACGGCTCGACCGTCTCCATTCTTGCCGGAACGCAGGGCAACGGGGCCGCCCTGAAAACCGTGCTTCTTCGGAAGCCGAAGGCCTACGCCGATGAAGACTACGCTGCACGTCAGCGCCGTATTGATGAAACCGAAGCCGGACTGCGCCGGGGCCAGACCCCCGGATCGTCCGATGATGGTCAGATGTATGTCCCGCAAGAGGGCATCCGGATGACCCGAGGCTGACGCCTCACTTCAACCTCACATCGTAGGAGCCTTACAATGGCAAACGCGGATGCGCCGCGCGGCTTGAAGCCGACGCGCTATCTCAGCGGTGCCCCCTACAACGGCGCGCAGAACAAATACTACGTCGCCGCCGGGGACAGCACTGCAATCTACATCGGTGGGCTGGTCAAGCCTGCCGGTTCGGCTGACGCCGATGGCGTCATGTCGGTGACGGGCAACGTCGCGACCGGCAACCCGGTTCTCGGCGTCGTCGTCGGCATCGTGCCGGTGACCGCAGACAGCACGACCTATCGCGCGGCTTCGACCGAACGGTACGTGTACGTCGCGGACGACCCCGACCTCGTGTTCGAGGTCCAGGAGGACAGCGTGGGCGGTGCCCTTGCTGTCACGGCAGTGGGCAACACGGCGGACCTGACCGGGTTCACGTCGGGGTCCACGTCCACGGGCCTGTCGGCCATCGAGATCGACAGTTCCACCGCAACCGCCTCGGGCGATGGCACGGAAGACGTTCTGATCGTCGGCCTGTCGCAGTCCCCGGCAGACAACGCAATCGGCGTCAATGCGAAGTGGATGGTTCGTCTGAACAACCATTTCTTCGTTGACGGCGTTGCCGGCGCATAAGGAGGGCTGAGCAATGCCTATCTCCACGGGTAACCACCCGAAGGCCCTCTGGCCGGGCGTCAACGCCTTCGTCATGGGTTCGTACAACCAGCACCCGAAGGAATATTCGCAGATCTTCACCGTGAAGTCTTCGAAGATGGCCTACGAGGAGCAGGTGCAGCTGACCGGCTTCGGCCTCGCCAAGGTGAAAGCCGAAGGCGCGTCGTCGGAGTACGAGACGCACATGCAGGGCTGGACCAAGCGGTACACGCATGTCGCCTACTCGCTGGGCTACATCGTGACCCGCGAGGAAATGGACGACAACCTGTACAAGGGGCGTTCGTTCGATCGGGGCGCGATGCTGACGTTCTCCTTCAACACCACGAAGGAAATCGTTCACGCGAACGTCCTGAACCGCGCGTTCAACTCGTCCTACACGGGCGGGGACGGCAAGGAGCTGATCGCGACGGACCATCCGTCGCTGGCCGGCAACTGGTCGAACGAACTGGCGGTCGCGGCCGACCTGTCGGAAGCATCGTTGGAAGACATGCTGACGCAGATCGAGACCGCGAAGAACGACAACGGGCATCCTGTCGCCATCCGTGGCCGGAAGCTGGTCGTGCATCCGTCCGAGGCGTTCAACGCCGAGCGGATCATGAAGTCGTCGCTCCAGAACGACAGCGCGAACAACGCTGTCAACGCGGTGAAGTCGATGGGCCTTCTGCCGGGCGGTGTGGTGGTCAACCACTACCTGACCGACGAGGACGCCTGGTTCGTGCTGACGGACGTTCCGAACGGCCTCCAGTCGTTCCAGCGCACTCCGTTCGAGTTCAAGCGCGACAACGACTTCGACACCGACAACGCCAAGGCGAAGGGTTATGAACGGTACGCGGTCGGCTGGACCGATCCGCGTGCGGTCTATGGCTCTGCCGGCGCGGCGTGATCCTGACGGGGGCGGCTTCGGTCGCCCCCTCACACATGGAGGCCGACATGGCGAAGAAACCTGACGTGAAGCGGCCCGGCTACAAGCAGGGCAAGGACAAACCCGTGAAGAAGGGGAACTGACATGGCGAAGACCAGATTTCCGGGCGGTGTCACCGCCCCGTTCACGGACGAGAACGGCGATCCTGTTTCGACGCTGACCGACAACAGCGGCGGCACGGCGTCCGATACGATTGCGGCCATCGGCGGCACGTACAACCAGGCGGCGGTGCAGAACGCGATTGCCTCGCTGGCGGCGAAGATCAACGAACTGATCGACGCGCAAGGCTGATCAAAGAGGCCGCCGGGACTTCGTTGGCGGCTTCAATGCTTTCTCTACGGGGTGTCCACGTGAGAGCCTTTGGGAGATCAGTGCGGGCCGGATCCCAAGTTCCCGTGCCCATTCAGTAACGCTTTGGGTTCGCCCTTCGAAGGTGAGGGAGGTTGGGTGTGCCCGGTTTCGTGTTTGCTGGGACGGCGTGGCCCATCGGCAATTTTCGGGGGAATAATGCCCGTCGTTGTCGATCCTGTCCAAGGACAGGCCTCTGCGCCAACCGCGTTCCATATCCGCCAAGAAGCTCGTAAAGTCTGACCAGCGGTCACAAACAGCAATGCCTCGGCCCCCGTAGCGGTGAAAAGCTACATGCTTCGGTGACCGACACCGCTCGTGCATTGAGCGCCACGTGCCATACAAATGATGGCCGTGAAGCCCATGCTTCCTCGCGGAGTTCCCTAGTTTTTTCCTGCCCGCGCATCCGCAACTCCGGGACTTCCCGGACTTAAGACTGACGCTGCGAACGACACCCTCTGCTCCGCACGAGCACTTGCAGAGATAAGCGCTTTGGGCGCCGATGTTCTCGGTTCTTTCGATTGCGGTCCACAACCCAAAGGTTTGACCCGCAAGGCTTAAAGCTGGGCGTGGCATGTCTACGAACATAGCAGGCGGTTACAAAATGATCCAGTCAAAAGATACGTTCAGGCACGGTCAATGGGCTGCAATCTGTGACAGGTGTGGCTTCCGCTTCTATTCTTCACAGCTGCGCCGTGAATGGACCGGCCTCCGCACGTGCAGCGGGGGCGGGACCAACAACTGTTTCGAGCCTCGGCACCCGCAGGAATTCGTGCGGGGGCGCAAGGACAAGCAGACCCCGCCGTGGGTCCGTCCCGAGCAGCCGGACAGCGAAGACACGCCTGCCGCGCCCGACTGGGACGCGCTCTGAGGTATCCCCATGGCAGTGACCGGAACGCAGACCATCCGCGAGGTTGTCACGGATGCGCTGGAAAAGATCGGCGTGGTGGACGGGGAGAGCGAACCGGAGGCGTACGAGGTCGCGAAGGGCGTCCGGGCGCTGAACCGGATGCTGAAATCGTGGCAGAACAAGGGCTACAATCTCTGGACCTACGCTTCGCAGTCGGTGCCTCTGACGACAGCGGCAAGTTACACGCTGGATCCTGTGCGGCCGGTGCGCGTGCATTCCGTGCGGTTGAAGCGCGGGGCCGTGGAAACGCCGATGGAGCGTCTGACGCGGGACGAATACGACGACCTGCCGATGAAGTCATCGCAGGGGATGCCGACGACCTGGTATTTCGACCGGCAGCGCGAGGCGGCACGGCTTTATATCTGGCCCGTGCTGGCGACGGCGAACGGCGAGACGCTGGAAATCACCTACGAGCGTGAATTGGAGGACATGGCGTCCCCCGGCGATCTGAACGACACGCTGGATATGCCGGGCGAGTGGTGGGACGCGGTGGTCTACGGGCTGGCGGCGCGTCTGGCGGATGATTTCATGGTCAACGCGCCGAACGTGATTGCAAGGGCGGAGCGGGAACTGTCCGAGGCGCTTGCGGCCGACCGCGAGGGGTCCGTGTTCTTCTGCGGGTATGACTGATGCCCATTGTCGAGTGGGTCGGCCAGTCGCGGCGCGACGAGGACAACACGCAGGCGGAACCTTCTCGCCTCGTCAACTGCTACCGCGAACCGGCTGGCGGCGACCGCACACGCTTCATCCTCAAGTCCGTGCTGGGCATGAAGGCCTTCGCGGACCTGTCCACGGTGTTCATGCGGGACGCGGTGGAAATCGAGGGCATCGTCTACGCGGTGGCGGGCGGGCGGCTCTATTCGGTCAACGCGAGCGCGGCGGCTTCGGATCTCGGCGCGGTGCAGGACAGCGCGGAAACGACGATCTGCGGCAACAACGGCAACGTCTGCATCACGGCGGGCGGACGATATTACGTCTGGGACGGCGAGACGCTGACGCAGCCTGCGGCGGGTGCGTTCGACAGTTTCGGCAGCGCGGTCTTTCTGGGGCAGCGGACGTTCCTGACGGAGCGCGGCGGCAGGCGGGTGCAATGGTCGGCGGTGGCCGATCCCGACAGCCTGGACGCGCTGGCGTTCGCGACGAAGGAGAGCCGGGACGACAAGGTGATCCGGGCGGTTGCTGTCGCGGAGAACCTGTGGGTGTTCGGCGAGAAGTCGGTGGAGGTCTGGGGGCTGACCGGCGGGTCGGAGGTGGTCACGCCGCTGCGGACAATCGAGGTCGGGCTGAAATCGCACGGCCTGCTGGCGACGATGCCGGGCGGGGCGTTCTTCGTCGGGTCCGACGGTGTGGTCTACGTCATTTCGGACGGGGGCGGGGCTGCGGTCCAGCCGATATCCACGACCGGTGTGGAAACCGCTGTCGCTGTCGGCGAGGGAATGCGGTGCTTCTACTACGAGGACGAGGGGCACAAGTTCTGCGTCATCCGCTTTCGGGACCGGCCCGCGTGGTGCTTCGACCTTGCGACGGGCGAGTGGCACGAACGGGGCGAGGGGGCGCAGCACACACGTTGGGCGGCTGTCGCGGCGGTCAAGGCGTTCGGTCACTGGCACGTGGGGACGGACCTCGGCAAGCTGCACCGGCTGGCGCGGACGAACGCGGATGTCGGCCAGCCCCTGCTGCGGCGGGCGGTGTCGCGGTCGCTCTGGCAGGGCGGTGAGCGGTTCACGGTCGCGGAACTGGAACTCTACGGACAGGTCGGGGGCACGAGTTACATCGGCTACGACCCGGAGTTTCTGTCGGCCGGCGGCGGGTTCTTCATGTCGGCTGGCGGGGAATATCTGCTGCAATCGGGCACGCGGGCGCGTCAGGTGGACGTGCATTGCTGGCTGCGGGTCTCGAAGAGCCACGGCAAGACGTGGGGTCTGGCGAAGCAGCGGAGCCTTGGAAAGCTGGGCGAATACGCAAAGCGGGTTGTCTGGCGGGCGCTCGGTCGCGGGCGTTTTTTCGTGTTCGAGCTGAACTGCGCCGCGCCTGTGGATCTGCCCGTTTTCTGTGACGCGCGAGTGAGGCTGGAAGCATGACCGCACCCCGTCTGAACAGCGCGATTGCGTATTTCCAGCCGGACGGGCGACCGACGCTGGAAGGGCAGAAGCTCTTTGCCTCCGTCGCCTCGGCCATCGACGCGGGCGGCAGCGGTGACAGCGCCATCAGCTGGTATCTGCACGAGCAGACGACCCCGGCGGCGATCTGGACAATCGACCACAACCTCGGCCGGCCCTGCGGGGCGGTCTGCTACGACGCGGGCGGCACCCGCATTCACGGCGGCGAGGCGCAACCGACGCTCAACCGCCTGACAATCACGTTTTCCACGGCAGTCGCCGGAAGCGCACGGGTGATCTGATGGCTTTCAATGTCCTGTCCGACCTCGACCTGAACGGCAACGAACTGGTTGACGCGCGGGCGGAAAACCTGTCGTCCGCTCCGACTGCGGGGAACGCGGGGCGGTCTATCTTCAACACGTCCACTGGCATGATCCAGGTGGACAACGGGGCCAGCTTCCAGACGGTCGCGTTTCTGGCGTCCCCGTCCTTCACGGGCAACCCCACGGCTCCGACGCAGACGGCGGGGAACAACTCCACGCGGATCGCGACGACGGAGTTTGTCACCACGGCGGTTGCAGCGGTGGACGTGCCGACAATCTCGGCCTTCGCGGAAACGCTGCTGGACGACACCAGTGCATCGGCAATGCGGACGACGCTCGGGCTGGGCACGGTGGCAACGCTTTCGTCTGTGGACACGGCGAACATCACCAACGATGCGGTGACGGTCGCGAAGATGGCGCACGCGCCGGCTCAGACCATTCTGGGCAACCACACCGGAGCGACTGCGGAGTTGGGCTATCTCGGGCCGACAACGGTCAAGGGGCTTCTGGGCATCCTCAGTTCGGATATCAGCGATTTTGCAACTGCGGTGAACACGCAGATCGTTTCGTATATCGACACGACGGCAGGGGCCGACAGCGAGTTCGACACGCTCCGCGAAATCATCGACGCCGTGAAGGCGTTGCAGGATGATGCGGATGCGATAATCCGGCGCTACGACGCGGACATCGGCGACGGCTCCACGACGTCCATCAACGTGAACCACGCGCTGAACAGTCTCGACGTGACGGTGGAGGTCTACGAGAAGTCCAGCGGCGACACGGTCCTGTGCGAAATCTCGCGGGTGGACGCGAACAACATCACGGTGACGGCAAACCCCGCGCTCGGCAGCGGCGCTTACCGGGTGGTTGTCAAGAAGTGACGGACTTCAAGGCGCAGCCGACGCACCTGGGGGCAAACCTTGTCACCCAGACAGAAGGCACGTTCACGCCGTCGTTCACCTTCGCCACGCCGGGCACGTCGTCGTTCGCCTACTCCTCGCAGTCGGGCGACTGGATCAGGACCGGCAAGCTGGTGGATTTCAGCGTCTACGTGGTGACGACCTCGCTGACGAAGGGCACGGGGGCAGGGGCCTTCCGACTGGACCTGTCGGGGATCGGCGTGACGCCCTCGGGCCGGATGGGCTGGGGGACGCTGCTGCTGGACCCTGCGCAGATCGACCTTGCGGCGGTCGGCGGGCAGGATCCTATCGACACGGTGTTCCGGATCGACCCCGGCACGACCTATGCGACGATGCACTACACGTCTCAGTCCTACGCGCAGCAGACGGTGACGATAGACAATTTCGAAACCGGGGGCATGACCTTCTGGATGCGGGGCGGTTTCCGCGTTGCGTAGGGCAGAGGCGGCAGACATTCCCGCGCTGGTCGAAATGGGGCGGGCCTTTCATCGGGCATCGACCATGCCATGCGGCTACGACCCGGAGGCCATAGGGCAGCTTCTGAACGGCCTCATCGCTTCCGACAGCGCCTGTGTCCTGATCGAGGCTGACGGGTGCGTGGGTGGGCTTCTCAGCCCTGCATACTGCGATCCGAAGTGGGTCATGGCGGTGGAGTTGTTCTGGTGGGCCGGTGGAAGCGGTTTGCGGCTTCTGCGCGGGTTCGAGGAATGGGCAATCGCGGCGGGTGCGCAGGAAGTGCGAATGACCTCGCTGGCGGCGCTGGACCGGGCCGACCGGCTCTTGAAACGCAAGGGCTACGCGCCCTGTGAAATCAGCTACACGAAGGTGATCTGATGGCGATTGGAACAACCGCCGCGCTGGTCGGCGCATCCGTTGCGGGAAGTGCCATGCAGGCATCCGCAGCGAAGAAGGGCGCGAAAGCGCAGGAAAACGCGGCGAACCGCGAAATCGAGCTGCGCGAACGGATTTACGACGAGCAGTCCGCCCTGTTTCGCCCGTTCTACGATACCGGGCGCGAAGCATTCAACGCCCTCGCCTACGAATACGGCATCGGTCCGCGCCCAACGGTCGGCGGCACGGCCCCGGCAATCGAGACGATCAAGGGGCAGGCGACACCGGGCCGGTGGGAGTGGCGCGGCGGCGAAGCGGGGGAGCATTGGGTTCCCGGCACTCCGGCAGCGGATACCTACCGCGTCGGCGGGCAGACCTTCGACACGATGGACGCGGCCGAGCAGTGGGCGAACGCGAACAAGACCGGCGGCACGGAATATGGCGGCTATACCAAGACCCCCGGATATGATTTCCGCCTGCAAGAGGGCATGAATGTTCTGGACGGCGCGAATGCTGCGCAAGGCCGGTATTTCAGCGGCAACGCGCTGAAACAGGCGATCCGCTACAATCAGGATTACGCGACCGGGCACTATCAGGACCATATTCGCGGTCTGGGCAGCCTGGCATCCTCCGGGCAGGCGGCAGCAGGCCAGCAGGCGAACGCGGGCAATGTCTACGCCAACGGCGTGGGCAACGCGCTGGCAGGGATCGGCAACGCGCAGTCTGCGGGCGCTATCGGGGCCGGGAATGCCTGGAACAACGGCCTGACCAACATCATCGGCGGGATGCAGTTCAATTCGATGCTGAACCGGAACCAGCAGTCCATGCCGGGCACGGGGATCTGGTGATGAACGCCCTCGCGTCCGGCATTTACGAGACCGCATCCGCCCTCGGGATGGATCCGCTCGACCTTGCCACGATCATTTCCTACGAGACGGCAGGCACGTTCGACCCGACGAAGCGCGGCCCGACGACGCAATGGGGCCAGCATCGCGGCCTGATCCAGTTCGGTGAGCCGCAGGCCCGGCAATACGGCGTTGATTGGAACGATCCGCTGGGTTCGCAGCTCGGCCCGGAAGGCGCGGTGGCGCGGTATTTCAGCGAGAACGGCTGGCGTCCGGGGATGGGGATGCTCGACGCCTACAGCATCGTCAACGCGGGCGCACCGGGCCGCTACGGCGCGTCAGACGCCAACAACGGCGGCGCACCGGGCACGGTCGCGGACAAGGTGAACCACCAGATGGCCGGGCACCGGCAGAAGGCCGAGGCGCTGCTGGCGGGCTATTCCGCCGCCCCGCTCGACATGGGGCAGGGCAGCATGACGAACGCGCTGGCGGCTCCGATGCAGCAACCGGACCCGACGTTGAACGCGCTGGCGGTGCTGGAGCAGTTCCGCCCGCAGGCGAACTATCTCGACCCCGAAGCATTCATGAGGCGCGTGTAATGGCCTACGACCCCCGCATAATCCTGGCCGGACAGGGGCCGGACGTGGTGAACGCGCTGGCCGGTGGCACGCGGGCGGCTGCGATGGCGAACGCGGTTCAGCGGGAGAACGCGCTGGCCGACCTCTATCGGCAGCACGGCGCGGGAATTGCGGCAGGTGAACAGAACGCGCTGGCGATGCTGGCGCAGGTTGACCCGTTCGCCGTGCAGGACATCCAGAAGGGCCGTCTGTCGATGGATTCCACACGCCAGACAATGGACATTCAGCGGCAGGAAAACACGCGGGCCGACAAGCGTCTTGATATCCTGTCGGCGCAGGAGCGGCGGGCCGTCGAACAGCACGCGGCCAGCCTGTCGGCGGCAGAACGCGAGGCCGAGGCGCAGAAGGTCGAACAGGGCGTCAGGATGGGCCTCGCGGCGCGGACCCCGGAGGAATGGGACGCCTACGTCGGTTCGGTCGCGCCGGATCTGGTCGGGCAGTTCGAGAACCGGCAGGCCATCGCCAACCGCTTCATGTCGGTGGCGGATATCCTGAAGGGGCAGAAATTTCCCGGCGGCGACAACGAGGCCGAGCGGGAGCTGGCCCGGCTGGAAAGCATCGGCATCCCCCGCGACGTGGGCATCAAGATCAAGGAAGGCGTCTACAGGACGGTCACGGACCCGACGACGCGGGAAACCATCGTCATCGATCTGAGCAACGGAGCGCCGGTCTGGCGGGTGGACATGGCAGGGCAGCAGCAGGTTGCCCCGGAGGCCGCGCCTTCGGCCCCTGTCACGGCCCCTCAGGGCGGCAATGCCGAAGATGCGTTCGGCGTCGAGGGCTTCACCAAGGGCGTTGCGAACCGGGTGGGTGACGTGACGGGTGCGGGCGTTCCGTTCCCGGACGTGCAGGAGACGCAGGCCGATTTCGGCATCCTGCGGGAAAGCCTGTTGAACAGCATAGCAGACGCCTATGATCGGCAACCGCCGTCCTGGCTGATGCAGGAGATCCGCAAGCTGACGCCGGAAGCCGGGAGCCTGCGGCAGGGTGCGCAGGGCGCACAGTCTCGAATGCGGGCGCTGCGGCGGAATTTCCAGCAGGAAGTCGAGTTGGCGGAAAAGCAGCTCTCCCGACGCATGTCGCCCGGTCAGCGCGAAAAGACGGAGGCGCGGCTGGAAGGCCTCAGGGCTGCGGTTGACCGTGTGGATGGTGCCTTGGCCCGGTTCGGATCGGGCGAGACGAAAAAAACGTCCAGCGGCGTGTCGTGGAGCATCGAGGAATGACGACGCTCAACATCGAGGGCCGCAAGGTCCGGGTTTCCGATGACTTCCTCACCCTGTCGCCTGCAGAGCAGGAGCGCACGGTGGAGGAAATCGCCTCGCAGATGAAGATTTCGGCCGGCCCGAAACACCCCGTCATGTCTCAGGTAAACCGGGGCATCGCCGATGCGGCGGGCGGGTTGGTGGACCTGCTGAACCCCTTCGACCAGCCGCACGCCCTCAACCCGTTCCCGGGAGGCACCGGCAGCGCCCGTCAGGGGCTACAGGATGCCATGCAGGCGGGCGGCATCGAGGTTGCGCAGGGCGACCCCCGGAACGTCGGTCAGGCCATGGCCCGAGGCGCAGGGGAGGCGGCTGGTTCGCTGATCCCGGCTGCGGGCGGTATCGCGGCGCTGCGGCAGGCTCCCGGCATGGTCGGCCGGCTTGCGACAGATGCCTATCGCGCCCTTGCGTCCATCGGAGGCACCGGGGCCGAGGTTGCGGCCGGTGCAGCCTCTCAGGGCGCACAGCAGGCCGCTGCGGAGCAGGGAGCGCCCGAATGGGCGCAGGACACCGCCGGCATCCTGGCGGGCGGCATTGCCGTTCCTGCGGCCACGGCCGCGCCCCGCTATCTCCCCTCTGTTGTCGGTGGCCGACGCGCGGCTGCGGCAGTCAAGCGGACGGTGGCCCCCTACACGGAAGCGGGGGGCCGAGAGGTTGCCCGGAAGCGCCTGCAATCTCTGGCGGGCGGCGAGGATCGCGCGGCCGAGCTGGCGCGGGGGATCGAGACGGATAACGAATTCGGGCTGACCCCGGCGCAGCAGACGCAGGATCCGAACATGCTGGGGCTGGAACGCCTCGCGGGCGAGCAGGACGCCGCGCTGCGGTCCCGGCTGGACGCCCGCCGTCAGGCTTCGCAGGACGCAGGCCGGCAGGCGGTGCAGGACATGGGCGGCAGGACCGAGGACGCGCAGGCGTTCTTCCAGCAGCGCCGCACCGAATTTGCCAATCGCCTCCAGGGGCGGGCGGACGAGGCAATTCGACGGGCGGACGGCAATATCCGGCGGGCCGGCCCTGTCACGGACGAGGCGGAAAACAGCCTGCAAGTCAGACGTGAGATCGACTACGCGCTGGAACGGGCAGTGGACGAGGAAAAGGCCCTGTGGGCAGCGGTCCCGCGTGGGGCGCAGGTCAACACCGCCAACACGAAGGCCGCCGTTCAGCGCCTCAGTGAAAGCCTGCCCTACGCGCAGCGGGGCGACATGCCTCAACGGGCCGGGGAGGTTCTGACCTCCGAAGGAGTTTATGGCGATCAGGCGACCGTGAACGACATGCACGGGCTTTATTCCGAGCTTCGCCGGGTGGCCCGTGCCGCAATGGCGGGGAACGATCAGAACAAGAACCTTGCCCGCGTAGCGAACGAGATTGCCGACGCAATCCTTGAAGATCTGGGTGCGGTGGACGCCGACACGCAAATCGGTCGCGCAATCAATGAGGCGCGGGCGTTTTCATCGGCTCTGCACGAAACCTTCGACAGGGGAGCCGTAGGGCGCATTCTCAAGCGCACAATCGACGGCGACACGTCGATTGACCCGGAATTGTCGCTCAAGCGCACCGTAGGGCGCAGGGGCGTGGAAGGGGCTGTCGGAGCGCGTCAGATCGAGACGGCGACGGAAGGGCGTGCAAGCGGACCGATACAGGACTATATCAGGGACCAGTTCACGCAGGCGGCCGTTTCCGCAAGCGGTGAGTTCACGCAAGCCTCTGCCCGAAAGTTCATTCGTGACAACAAGCCGCTCTTGTCCATGTATCCCGAACTCAGGAGCGAGATCGACGCATCGGTCCTTGCGCGGGAGAATGCCGACCGCTTTGCCAAAAGGATTTCAAGCCGCCTTGAGGCACTGGCGGGCAAGCGGTCTGCCGGTCAAGCGGTTATAGATGGGCGGGAGATACAGGCGATCCTCGGGGCGAAAAGCCCCGCGCAGGCGGCCCGCAGGCTTGCAAACGAGGCCCGCCGCGACCCGTCTGGGAAGGCTCTGGCAGGTCTTAAGGCTTCTTTTTCTGACCACCTGATCGCGAACGCCGCCGGCATTCGGGACGGGGCAGGCACGTTGTCCGGTGACAGGCTGTTGGCTCAGCTTGCCGATCCGAAGATGCGGGCCGGCCTGCAACAGATCTTCACCCCGTCCGAGTTGGGCAGGATGCAGCGCATTGCCCGCGAAATGGCGAAGGTGACGGGCGGTCAGGCTGCGGACGTTGGCAGCACTCTGTCAGGCGCGAAGCCGTCTCGGGTGATCGAATTCATGGCTCGCGTTGTCGCGGCGCGGCACGGCGCTGAAATGGGGGGCGGCAGCGGCGGCAGTCTGCAAACCGCTCAGATGGCGTCCAGCCGGGCGAAAGAGATCCTCGGGCGGCTGGTATCGGACAAGGCATCCACCATCCTTGCCCGTGCGGTCGAGGATCCGGAATTGTTCAAGGCGCTGTTGACGCAGATGGACAGCCCGAAGCTGGACGAAAGGGTTCTGCCTCGCATCGTCCCCTATCTGATCGGGGCCGCTGCGGCCGAATAGCACGGCATTCACTGCACCTGAACAACAATCCTGCGGGATGGCAGGCATTCTGCGCCACGGCGCTCCAATTCCCGGAAGATGGCTTCTTGTTCGGAAGGCATCGAAATGTAGTCCGGTCCCAACAGCTGGCAGAGATAGCCGGTGGGTTTGGACGCCACAGTCCCGTCGTTGATGGGGCCTGAGCAGCCCATGAGCAGGGCAACCACGGCAGCGCAGGGCAGGAATCGGTCAAGCGTTCGCATCCTCACAATCTAGTCACGAAAAAACGAGGCCGCAATGGTCGAGCATGTTCATGCGCATCCGCTCCGAGCGGTGGATGCGAACGGCGACCCCGTATCCGGGGCGCTGATGTATGTCTATCTCACGGGGACGCTGACGCTGGCGACGGTGTATTCCGACCTCGCGGAGACGATCGCGCACGCAAGTCCCATCGTGGCGGACAGTTCGGGCTTCTTCCCGCCGATCTACCACAGCGGCGCACAGTTGAAGGTGAACGTCACCGACCCGGACGGGGTGGACCTGCCGGGCTATCCCATCGACCCGGTGCCGACGATATCGACCTCGGCCAGCGGCGCGGCGGACGTGAGTTTCGACCCCTACACCGGGTTCACGGACACCAACGTTCAGGATGCCATCGAAAGCCTCATGGCGCGGTGGAACGCGACCAGTGAATGGTCGGGCGACTTCAACGAGGCGGAAGACGCGGCGGCAGCGCGGGAGGTGTTGGGCCTCGGCGGGCTGGCAACGCTGGACGTGCTGGACGAGGACGACTTCGCGACCGACAGCGCCACGCGCCCGCCGTCGCAGCAATCGGCCAAGGCCTATATCTCGTCCCGCCTCGGCGCACGGGGCATCCGCCCGGTGGCGGTGCTGGAAGAACAGAAATCGACCGGCACCAACGCGATGACGGTCACGGCGTCGGCATGGAACACCCGGCAGATCAACGCGGAAGTCAGGGACGACCTGAACATCGTCAGCATCGCGGGCTTTGCCTTCACGCCAACACAGAATGCCTGGTGCGAATGGGAGGCCCCGATGCGCGATCCGGGCGTCACGCGGCTCTGGAACGTCACGGACGGGGCGCAGGTAGCAATCTCGCACAACGTGGGCGGCACAGGCGGCGGCGTGTCCATCAGCACGGGCGGCGGCGATCTGGTCGCGGGCAAGGCCTACCGGATCGAGCAATGGGCGACGAACACGGTTCCCGCAGCCTACGCGGCCGGCGCGGGCGGGAACGAGATCTACACGCGCGTCCGGCTCTGGCTGCGCTGAGGGGGCATCATGGCTGAACCGTCCAAGACCGAAAACCAGCTGCCGGTCGCATCCTCGATCCTCGCCGATGATGCGGTCATCGTCGGGCGTGACGGGCTGCTCTATCAGGCCGCACCGCAGACGACCATCGACAGCCTCGGGCTGGTCAAGACCTTCGCCACGACCGGCGCGGCACAGGTCGGCAGCACCGGCACCGCCACCGCCATCATCGTGGCAGGGCAGACCTACAAATACGACGCGAGCGGCACGGACCTGACAACCGGGGACGCGCGGACCTGGACCCGCACCACCGGGTCAACCGTCGTGGCCGGGATCGACACGTTCACGGGAGACGGCACAAGCGGCCCGTTCGCCCTGTCGCTGGACCCCGGCACCGAAAAGCTGATCGACCTCGTGATCGGCGGGGCGGCGGGGCAGCGCCCGACCACGGATTACGCGCTGGTCACGATGGGATCGTCGCCCTCGGGCAAGGGCATCGAGATTTACCCCTCGGCCCCGGACGGGGTGCAGATCACGGCCATCCTGCGGGAGCCGTCCGAAAGCTACTCGGCGACGGACCCGGACCTGATCCAGATGCCGGACGGGCGGTCGGTGGAGCAGACGCTGGACGACTTCCGCGACACGCCGACGTTCAAGAACACGTCGAACGACGCGACGGTGGCGCTGTCGGCGGCGAGCATTTCCACGAACCGCACGCTGACCCTGCCGGACGAGACGGGCACGCTGGCAACGCAGGCCGGGCTTGCGGCGGCAATGGCGGACATTCTCAACACCGTGGACGCGGTGTCGGTGGCAACGTGGTCCTTCACGCCCGCGTTCAAGTTTGCCTCTCCGGGCACGCCGACGCCTGCCGCATGGTCCTACGGCGACCGCGAGGGGATCGTCTACCAGATCGGCTCGCTGATCGTCGCGGCGGGGTCCGTCACGGCCTCGCTGACGAAAAACAGCGTCCTGTCCACCGAACCGCTGCTGCTGGACCTCGCAACCGTGGGTGTTCTGCCGACCAACGCCCTGCGGTTCGGCGGGGTCACGAATGTCGGCGGTGCGCTGGACCTTCCGCTGATCGTCACCGGCACGGCAGGGGCCGCTGACTGGCGCACCCACAACCCGGACAACCTGCGCCCGTCCATCGGCGTCGGGAACGACTACGCCACCCTCGTCTATGATTATCCGCAGTATCCGACCGCGACCGTCACGGCGGCGGAGTGGAACACGGCGCAGCAGCCCTTCGCGCTGGGCTTCTGGCTGGTGTTTTCGACAGAATGACGACCGATCCCTACGCCTACTTCCAGACCGGCTCGACCACGGCGACGAGCATCGGCACGGCGACCTATATCGGGTCGCAGGAGCAGATCGGCCCCATTCCGGTGTGGTCGGCCGACGTGTCCGCGCTGGCGACGGAATACGCGACCTACGGGGCCGACAAGATCGGCTATGTCGATGTCTACCGCGACTTGCCCTTCACGGCCTCGGATACGCCCCGGTTCACGAACCCGGTGGAGGGGCTGCGGACGGGCGTGACGGACTGCACCCGCTGGCGGTATGCGCCGTATCAGCAATGGGGGCAGGAGAACGTCGCGAACTACGCCGTGGGGCGGTGGCCGACCGGGCTGGACGTGGGGGTTGCCCGCTGGGCGGCATACGGCGCGGTCGAAAGCGAGAAGATGGACAATTGCGCCATCTATCGCCCCACGGCGGCAGGCACGTATCCGGTGCTGATCTTCTGGCCCGGTGGCGGCGGCGATGTGGGGGGTGCCATCTGCCCGTGGTATTGGGCGCACCGCCTCGCCAGCATGGGGATCGTCGTCGTCGTCGGGAACTATCCTCGCGGCTTTCTCGGGCACTTTTACCACGCGGACCTGACCGGCGGGCCGAACTACACGCTGGAATATCAGCGTGCGCTGGTTCGTTGGGTGTCGGCCTATATCTCGGCGTTCGATGGCGACCCAACGAAAATCACGGTCTCGGGCGGGTCGTTCGGCGGGGCCTCTACCCTCGCGGTGCTGGAGGATGCCTCCGTGCGGGCGCTGGTGGCCCGTATGCTGGTGATTTCCGGCGGGGGTGGTGGTGACAGGCGCAGGGCGGGCATCAGCCGCAGGCGCGGCCTGACGGGCTACGAGAGGATCTGCGAACGGGCCTTCGCGGCGATGAACCAGGTGCTTCCTGCCGTGGGGGATGAAGCGGAGTATCTGCGGGAGACGGTCCCGCCGGAATTTCTGGTTCAGGTCCACAATGACCAGAACATCTTCCCGTGGGAGGACGGTTCGCAGCTGGCCTATCGCAGCGCGGTCGATGCGGCGCGGGATGGGATCTACGACAGCCTCGACACGGCCTTCGTCGTTGCCCCCAACGAGGCTTCGGTGCTGGGCATCACGCACAGCACGGACACGTTCAACCTGAACCGCAATACCATCGCGAGCCTGTTCGGCTATCCCGGCGGCCGGCGGCAGATGGAAACGAACACGTGGATTTCCGGCGCGAACACGACCGCGCAGAACGTCCATTACTACAGCGGGGCGCTCTACTGGTGGCCCGCCTATCAGATGGCGGTGGAGATTGCCGACGCGGGCGGAAACGTCAGCCTGATCTACGACAACTACAAGTCGGCGGGGAACGGCAACAGCTTCACGGCGCACACCAGCTTCATCGGCTACATGTTCGGCGGCTCGGCCTTGGGATGGAAGGTCGGTATGAGCGGGTCGGAAATGGCCGTCTATGCGCAGGACGTGCAGCACAGCGAGGCAGTCATGCGCGGGGTGCTGAACTTCTGCACCAGCGGCGACTGGAACGGCTCGGAAGACCTGCCGCTCTACAGCTTCGCCAGCCAGCCGGGCTACACCTGGGGCGAGTTTTCCCTTGCGAACCGCGAGTGGAACATCCTCGGGGTGAACAGCCTTTATGCGGCCGGCGCGACGGCTTCCAACACCATCGAAAACAACTGGCGTTCGGGCATGTTCACGGAACTGTCCGGGCTTCCCGTAACGTAGGGGCGCACATGGTCACGAAGACAGACAGCCGCATGGTGGATCCGACTTACGGGTTCTCGGACGTGGGGCAGGCGACGGACGTGTTTTTCTCGAACACGGTTCCTGCGGAGGGGCAGACGAGCGCGACGATGACGCGGTTTCACGGCCGGGTGTTCGGCGGCGAGAGCGCGGGCTTCACCGGGGCGACGACCGGCAACAACGGCGACACCCATTCGTGGCTGGCGGACACACCGACCGATGCCACGTCCGCGTGGATGGAGGTTTCTGCGCGGGCGATCTTCACGACGCCGATCGGTCTCGGCGTGGTCGGCGGCGGGCACCTTGCCAGCACGGTCAATGCGTCCCGGTCGGTGTTCGGGCTTGGCGGCATCGCGTGGAACGAAGGCAACCCCTCGGCCTACGACGCGCGGGGCTGGGGCCTCTACGTCGAAAGTCACCACGGCCCTCTGACATCGGGTCACACCGGCTATACCCACATCGCCGAATTGCAGATCGCGAACTACGAGAGCGACACGGCCGCGCTTACGCCTTCCGGGACGGTTGCGGCATCCGGGGCCTTCGGCGTGACCATCGGCTCCGGGGTGGACCCGAACAACTCTGGCGACGTTTACGCGGTCTCGTGGGCGCTGCGGATCGAAGGCACGGGCGGCACCTTCGCCAGCGGGATCGTGTTCCGCGACGACGCGCTGCAAGCCTGGGGCGACGGGCGCACGAAGGCGATGCTTCTGCCCCGGACCTCGGAAATCGCGTGGTTCGATGCATCCAGTAACCAGGTAGGTGCCATCACGACCACGGCGACCGGCGCGGCGAACGCCCAGAAGATCGAACTGACGAACAGCGGCATCGGCTTCTACAACGACGCCGGGCATCCGTTCGTGTTCTTCAACAACGGCCCGAACTCGGCGCAGGTCAACTACGCCTCGTTCACATCGAACGGCACGGGGTCGGCTCCGGTGATTTCGGCTGCGGGCGTGGATACGGACGTGGACCTGTCTCTGAGCGGCAAGGGCGCGGGGAACATCAGGTTCGGCACCCACGCGGCCCTGGCTGCGGAAACGGTGACAGGCTACATCACGATAAAGGACAGCGGCGGCACGGTCCGCAAGCTGGCGGTGGTCTCATGAGCGAGAAGAACGTGACGGTCCCTGCGGACCTGTGGCAGCGGCTGGTGGCCTTCATGGAGGCGTTCCCGGCCCATGCGGTCGGCAATGTCCCTGCGGGCAAGCTGACAGACCTGATAAACGAAGTCCGCGCCGTCAAGTAAACCAGCGCCCCCGACCCGACGTGCAGGAAGGGCCGGGGACTGACCAGACACGCCGATGGAGGGCGCGAATGGCTGAAACCAGAATTGGCCCCGACACGTTGGTTCAACAAGTCGTGAAAACCGCCGTTTTTGTGTCAGGTGGTCGCTCTTGACAAAGGAAGACCCGGTGACAGCAGACACGTTCCCCTCCACATGGTCAGGCCGAATCATCGAACTGGCGAAGATCATCGGGGCAATCTCGATCATCTTTTCCGCCGGCATCGGTGTGTGGGCGTGGACGGTCGGGCCGGTGTCCGACTTCTTCGACCGCATCGACCTTCTGGTCGAGGACGTGCAGTTTCTGAAAGAGGAAGTGGCGCGGGCAAACGGCGATGACCGGGTTATCCGCCAGCCTCCGGGCCTGTCCTACATCAAGGAACCCGTGACGGTCGGCGAGAACGTCATCATGTTCATGGTGGCGGGGCGGACGAAGCTGGGGGCCGATTGCCGGCTCACCGATTGGGTGCCGATATTCACGGACGAGCGGAACATCCCGACGCCGGGCGACAGGGCACGCACCGGGCCGGTGGCGCGGCAGATAGACGGCGACCTGCAAACCCTGCGGATAGAAATGGTGCCGCCTCCGAACCTGATGCCGGGCCGCGTGACGGTGTATCTGACGCTGACCTACAACTGCCCGAACGGAAACGGCGAGGCGGTTGTGCATGACCAGTCGTCGGTGCTGGCCTACGAGTTGTTGGAGCGAAAGTAGAGCGCGGCGACCGTTTCCAGTCCTTGCTTCACGACCGGGTAAAGCCCAATCCGTTCCGCGCTCTGGGGGTGCATCGTCACGGGTGATCAATCCCGCCGCCAGTGCCCTCTGGTCTTGAGAGGCCGGGCATATCGACCGGCTTGAAAGGCTCTTTTCGATGCACCGCCAGAAGGCGGTTTGAGCGCGGGCCGGACCTGATCCCGGCTTCACCCTTGCGGGCTACCGTTTCGTAGGAAACCGCCTTTCCGGCTATGCCGCCGCGCTCCCCCCTCATATAGCCCATCCACCCCGAAAAGGGAATCCCCCGACATGCGCATCAACCAAGCTGGCATCGACCTGGTCAAAAGTTTCGAGGGCTTCCGGGCCTCTACCTACAAGGACGCCGTGGGTGTCCTCACCATCGGCTACGGCACCACGGCCCGCGCGGGCGTCGGCATCGACCCGCAACCCGGCATGACCATCACCAAGGCCGAGGCGGAACACTACCTCGAAAAGGCGCTGAACAAGTTCGCCGACAGTATCGAACCCGCCATTACCGCGCCCATCGGATCCAACGAATTCTCGGCCTTCGTCTCGCTGGCCTACAACATCGGCCCGGCGGCGTTCAAGCGGTCCTCGGCGCTGCGGCACTTCAACGCCGGTGACAGGTCGAAAGCGGCGGACGCCATCCTGCTCTGGAACCGGGCCGGCGGGAAGGTTCTGCGCGGACTGGTGCGGCGTCGTGAAGCCGAGCGGCGGCTGTTCCTGACGCCTGACGCCATCCCCCCCGTGCGCCCCGACGTGGAGCCGCCCGCTGCGGCGTCGGGCTTCTGGGCCGTGCTGGTCAAGGCGCTGGCGAGGGTGTTCCGGAGATAAGCAAGCGCGGCGGTCCCGGTGGAGGTCGACCATCAACGCAAAGGAGCGTTGACCCACAAACGATGACTTTCGTGCCATACCGCGCTTGAAGAAGGGAGCGACCCTTCGGGCAAGATTATCCCCCAAAACAGGACCAAACGCAATGAACATCCACACCTTCACGCCGTTCATCCGCTACGGCCTGATCGCGCTCGCCTCATGGCTGGCGCGGGGCGGCTGGTTGCCGGAGGACGTGGCGCGAGACTTCGCCACCGACCCCGCCGTGGTCGAGCTTGTCACCGGCCTCTGCGTCGGGATCGGCACCCTCGCCTGGTATCTCTACAGCCGCAGCCGCAAAGCCTTGAAGGAGGCCATGAAATGAGCATCGAACGCGCACTGGTGATCTGCATTCTCGTCGTGCTGTTTGTCTGGCTGGCAAGCCGCCTGATCGCATGACCCGCTGGATCGTCCCGCTGGGCGGGCTGGCGGCGCTGGCGATCCTGCTGGCCTACGCCTTCTTCCTCGGCCGCGACGTCGAGCGGGGGAGCCAGATGGAAGACACCCTCGAAACAAGGGAACGGATAGATGAAGCTCTTTCTGATTGCTCTGGCCGTCACTGGTCTGACCGGCTGTTCTGCAACGACTGACGCGGCCATGTGCGGCGCTCTGCGGCCCCCTGCGAAGGCCCTCCGCGCCGGGTTGGAAGCGAACCTGACGACGACGCCCGATGCGGTCGGTGAGCCGGCAACGGACGTGGTGGTCATTGTCGAGGCAGGGTGCCGCTGATGTGGCTGCTGGTGACGACGCTCTGCCTCGCGGTCGGGCCTGACGCGGAATGCCGCAAGTCCGCCCGGTATGTCCACGGCGACCTGAGCGATTGCAAGGCCGTCGCACAGGCCGAAATGCGGTATCTCGCGGAGACGAGCGCCCGCGTGTCCGTCCTGCACCTCAGCACGCAATGCCGGAAGGGGCGGGATACCTGAGGGGTCGGAGTGGGGCGTTGATCGGAATTGGCACCCCGCCGACATAGCGGAACGCCTTGACCCTCTCTACGTTCGCCTCGGTGCAGTAGATGACACGGTGCTTGTTCACGATCAAGTCGTCGCTGATCGTATGGTCCCCGTCTGCCAGCCGCACGATGAACCCAGGCTCGACAACCACGGCAATCGCGCCTTTCAGCGGCTCCGTTCTGATGTATCCCGCCATCGCTATCTCCCTTCGCCCCGCCGGTCATCCGCGCGGGGCTTTTTCGTTGCGTTTGGGGTGTTCGGCAATTGCGCGAATTTCCTGCCGCACCCGCTCCACCGTCCAATCCGGCGGGCAGTGGAGCAGGATATCGACCGCTTCTAACGGAATCCGGTCCCCGAACAGTCTCCGCAACTCGCCCTCGGCAATCTTCCCGTCGTTCATCGTCTCTTCCTCCTTCTGCTGATCTGCGCCATGTTCCGGCGATGCAGATCTACTGGATCGAATGTCGGTGCGGCCATGTCGGGCGCGTCCCTGCGGTGCCTCCCCTGCTGACCTGGCCCGAGATACAGGCCCGCGCCAGATGCTCCCTCTGCGGGGCAAAAGCCGCCGTGCGCATGTCCATCGGATGGGACGCAGGGGTCAATCCGTTCGAGGCGCGGTGAGGTCACTGGACGACGATCCGGTCGGCGCGTGTAACGGGAATCCCGGCTCTCTCCGCCTTCGCGATCATGTCTGCCGTGCCGCGACCACCCTCGAAAGCGACGACAATATCCGGGCGTCCATCTTCCAGCATCTGGGCGTTGCGAATTGGCCCCGCCGCTTTTCCGTGCGCCTTCCAGTCTGCGGGGTAAGCTTTGGTCGGGATGCCAGCCCATTCCCCGAATTTCTCGGCCATGGTGTCCGCGCCAGTCGCCGCGCCGTGGATCAGCAAGTCGATCCGGTGAGACTTGTGGATACCGCCAAGCCATGATCCGAGCGTCATGGCGTCGTTGAAGTTTCTGCCTCCGCAGACCAGCACTCTCAGCCCCAT